ATCCAGCAATTCGTTGCGAGTTATCACATGTCCTTGGCCCGACTGTGCCGGTGCAGTGTCTGAGTCTGCAATTTTTATATCCAGATTGGCTTTCTTCAACTGTAGATCAATCATTCGAAGTTTCTTGTTGAGCTTGGCTGTTTTGGCTGTGAGCGCATGGCCCAGCATGGTGCCTGCAACACCAAAAATCTCAGCAGCAAATCTTGAATCCACCTGCATGCCCAGACTCATGAGTTCATCAAAGGTGTCTGTGGCTTTTTTGGCCAAGTCGTCCATTTCAGTATCCGACGAACTAAGGTCTCGAATACCAGGTAGAGCAGCATCGATCTTGTCTATTGTGGTGTCAATTTCGGTCATAGCTGCTTGAGTTTGTTCAGTGGTGTATACTACTGTGTCGTCTGAGTCTGCAGCGGTTGGCAAATCAAACAAGGCCTCAAGTTTTTTGTTGGTCGGAAGGGACATGACGTATTTAGCGGCAGTTGCGGCCGCTGATTCCAATCTGCATCAGTTGCTTACTTCTTGCCACCTTGGTGGAAGATATGTTCTTCGTTGATAACTCTGAATGTAAGGCCGTTGCGTTTGGCCCATTTGGTGGCCTGATCCCATTTGGCATAGTTGATTGCCACAATAGCACGTTCCTTTGAATTCATTTTTTCTTCAAGAATGCTTTGCTTTCTGGGCTTGATCTCCACCAGTTCTGCTCGGGTGGTGTTGTTTTTGGTGCGGTATGTGATTAGAAAATCTGGAATGTAGTTGTGCATTTTGCCATCTAACGGATGACGATACGGTATCACCACACATTCTGATCCCCACTGCATGATGTTGTCGTTGTTGTCCAGGAATGTCATGAACACCTGTTCCCAACTGCTGCGATAGGTAGGGCTCTTGTTGCCCACATACTTGGCAGGATTCTTGGGTTGAAATACACCTTTTGCAAAGTTAGCCATGGCTGAATCCAGTGATCACGGCAGCACGTTTCTTGCGGTGTAGAAATTGGGAGTCACTGATGCGCCAAATCCCAGCAGGGTTGAGCCGCTTCTCATGTTGTTGAGATAATATGCTAGAGTTTGGCTGAGTTGCATCTGACCTTGTCCTTCCAGCATAGCCAGAATACTCAGCACGTTGGTTCTAGTTTCAGCAGCAATTCTAAACAAGGCCACGGTGAAATTGCCTGCAGCCTGATCGGTGGTAAACACTGATCTCAAAAAACTGTACACAACATCGTATTCTTCCACAGCAACAAACTGTTCGTAGCTGTAGAATTGATCAAAAATTCTCACTGTGAGATCTACGTTGGTATTGACGGAATTGACTGTGTCGCCCATGTTATTCTCGTAGTGTTATTACTTGTGTACCACGTTGACTACCAAGAACAAATGCAGGGTCTCGTGGAAACACAAACCCGCCGTTGCCGCCGGGTTGTTGCCGAACCGCTGCGGGAATACTGTTTCTCAATACGTCTTTGAGAGCAAGATTGGCTTCTTCATTCACAATAGATCGTAGATCAGCACCTTTGAATGTGTTGTAGGCTGTGCCTGCCTTTTGCACAGCACCGATTACACCTGCTAGATTCTGAGCTTGCAGATCCTGCACAATGCCAATGCCGGCATCCAGCAAGCCGCCCTGGCCCAGTACTGTGCTGGTACTGCCGGGTCTAGATATGCTTGATCGTATGTTGTCGTAGTAGGCAGGATCGGCAAACCCTCTCACATTGGTATCAGGACGCACCGCACCAATTGCACCCGAATAATATTTCACAGTTTCGTACTGTATGCTCATGGTATTTTGCATGACTCCTGCGCCTTCGCTGTAGTTGTAGATGTCATGATTCCAGCTTTGAATTAGTGGATTGATCAGCACATAGCTGACCCATTTGTGTTGGTCCATGCCATAGATGGTGATATCTTTGAAGAAAGGAGGCTTGCCAGAACTTTGGTCGCCGCCTGATCCAACACCACCGCTGCCTGAGTTGCTTTGATTGTAGCTTTCACCAATAAATCCCCAGTCGTTGACAGGACGGTCGTTGGCATAGATATCTCGATTGTTGTAGCTGAATCCTGGTAGGCTTTGAATTTGACCACTGCTGCCATTTTGATTGCTGGCTCCACCATACTGTTGATTGGGATCTTTGTAGTAGTAGGCATAGTAGTTGTACCACATGCTTCGAGTCAGATCGCCGCCATCATCGTGAAAGGTCACTTGCACAGGATCGTAGTTGATTTTTTTCTGGATTAGACGTTTGCGATTGTACTGATTCAGTACCTCTGTGTCCATTTTGAATTTTGGCAGTTCCACAGTCTTGACCATGAGACCAATTGTGCTTTTTTCAGTCTCTGAGAACACTGCCTGCAACGGGCGAACTTCGGACGTGTTGATATTGAAGTAGCAGTGGAACAAGAACTTGTTCCGTGGTGCATACTCATATCCATTGGTACGAAAGGTCTTGGAAGCGTGGGAGTAGTCTTTGAGACCTTGCCCACCAAAAAAGCCTTTGAGGAAATCCTGGCCAAAAGCCATAGTTGATTATCCTGTTACTACGTCGTTGACAGTTCTAGCAATTGTCGATCCAATCCCTGTGCCGTTGGGTGTTTGATTGGCGTTGTCGAACATAATAGTCATGGCAATTTGCACTGGTGTGCTTTCTGCATAGGCCATGTTGCCATAGTCTACACTTTTCAGATAGCAACCATACAATTCCCATGTTTCCAGCACAATCGGTGTGGCTGCGCCATTGCCGCCGTCAAGCACTTCGAAGCGTGTGGTAAACTTGTAGTCAATACCAGAAGCAGCCGAGGCCATTTCCAGAAAGTCCATCTGCTTCTGTATCTGTTCGCCTACCAACTTGCTGACAGCACCTGACGCATCATCACGCAGATTGCAGGTCACATCGGCCCATTTGCCCTTGCCTGCTAGATGCAATGTGCTGTTGTATATTTCAATTGGGATGTCATCGAACGTCATGGTAGGTCTTTTGAAATCTATAACCTGCTTGGTCAATTCTGTTCGTGGTGTACTGACACCAAAGTTTTCAAATATTACTCGAAAGCGATATTTGAGTTTGGGCATGAGCAAGCCTTGGTTGCTCGCGCTTTGATCGCTTGCCAAGGGCACTGTCATTCGTGTTAATGATGCAACGGCCATATTTGTAATCTCCTATGCAGTTATTTACCTCAGTTGAGGCCAAAAAAAATGGGGTGGTAACACCCCATTTCTTAGTCTAACGATATGTTAAACAGTGGTTGCTGTGGCCACAGAGCCTGCAGCAATTTCGCCTGTGTTCTTGAGACGCAGAGGAATGTAGATGAATTCCACAGATTTCACAGGTTCAATAGCAATGTCAACCCAGAGCTCGTTGGCATCAATTCTGGCAGGTGTGTTGTTGGAATCATCACACACCACCAAGAAGTCATAGATACCACGCTTGGCCACCAGGTCAATACACAGGCTGTTGATGGCGTTGGATATTTCGTTTCTAGTGATCTGATCGTTGGGTTCAAACAAGAACTGCTTGCCAATTTCTTCCAATCTGCCACGCATGAATGCAACCAGTCGGGCCACATTGATACGATCCAGAGCACTGGCGGTACCATAAATGGTCTTGTTACCAAAGTTGGTAATACCAACACCAGGAATAAACGTGATTGGATTGATACGGTTCAAGTATTCAACGTCACGTAGGCCTTGATTGTTGCCAATGGTCACAAACTCTCCAGTTTGACTGTTGATGTAACCGATGGTGGCTGCATTGTCAATCACGCCGCGACGTGTGCCAGCAGGTGCCAACCATGGATAACTCACTTCGTCGCTGCGAATTATTGTACGCACCATCATGTGACTAGGTGCTGTCACAACTGTGCTTCCGCCCAGGTCTGTGGTCTGGCAACTGGGATAGAACACAGCAGCATATGGTGTGCTGGTGGTCAAGCCATCGCCAGCAAATGTGCCAAGACCGCTGTTGTTTGTGGCCCAGGCCACCAGTTCGGTGCCGCTGGCATCCAGGCGCATGGGAGTGTCACCCACCACAAAACAGGTGTTGTTGCGTTCGTTGCTGAGAGCAGACATATTGATAATCAATTCAGGGTATGCAGTACATGCCAAGAGATTGAACACAGCTTGTTCTTCACGAATTGTGATGCTGGTGTCAATGCCCGACTTGAGTGCTGCCACAACCAATGCACGTTGTGCCAGTCGGCCCATGTTGGGTGCTCCATCTGCTCTATTGCCAGAAGCTGTGACCCAAGAATTGGTTACCAGCAGATCCCAGTAAGATGTTTGTGTAGCAGGATTCTGATTGGTGCCAGCTTGAATAGCCACATACAAAACTGCATTATACAACACCGCATCGC